CGCGATCTTGTCCTCGCGGGTCTTCTCCGTGAGGTTGTCGGCGTAGGCTTGGTGAGCGTTCAACTGGCTCGCCATCACGCGCGCTTTCATGATCCCTTCCGGGTCGCCATAGAAAGCTTTGGCGAGCGTGTCCGCCAGCGAAGTGCTCCCGCCGTCCTCGCTGTCCCGGATTTTGAGGCCAATCGTCGCCATGTCAGCCGATCCTGCTTGCGAGCATTTTTCCCAAGCCCTGTCCACCGAAATTCAAGGCTTGCTTGGACAGGTCCGCGAGGGGCGACTTCGTGTAGGTGTAAGTGAGCGGGTCCACGTTTTGCTGCGTTCCATAGACCGCCATGTCGCCCTTGCGGAAGTCGTTCGCCAAGTCGATGCCTTCGCCCGATTTCTGGAAAGCGTCCGAGACGTGCTGGTCGAGGCCCCCGAAGCTGCCACCGTAAGACCCCACGGTCGCGAGCGCCGCGACGCGCTTTTTCGCAGCGGCGTCCGCCGACGCGAGCTTAGTGGACAGGTCGGTGTTGAAAGCGTCGCTCGAATTGCTCTGGCCGGACGACAGGCGCGTGTCCGTCACGGACGTGGGAGCGCCTGCGTCGGTGGGGTTGGACGCATCGGTCTGGCCGCTCAAGTATTTGTTCAGGCGGTCGGCTTCGGCGCTCTGCGCGTCCTTCTGGCTGCCCGCGCTCACGTCCGTGAGCCCCTGCGTCCGGGCCGCGTCCGCCATTTTGCGGTCTTCCTCGTCCTTGATCGCCGCTTTCTTGCGGTTCTCGGACTGCTGCTGCGACCAGCGGTCGTACTCTTCCTTTTGCTGCTCTGCGGCCTGCTGCTCGCCAAGATAGTTGGCGGCGCTGCCCGCCAGACCGGCGACGGTCGAGCCGATGGCTAAGACGGTTGGGTCACACATGGCTTACCTGTGAATAGGTTTGATTGAAGAAAAATTTTTATTGGACGATGACGCCCTTGTTCTTGGCGACCCCACCGTTGAAAGCGTTGAGTTGTTGCTGGCCTTGATAGCCTTTGTAGAGCCCCGCGCCGCCGATCGACGCGACATCGAACAGCGCGCTCAAGGGGCTCAGGTCCGGCTGCTTCAGGTTCACGTCGCGGACGGCGGCGAGCGCCTGCTGCGTCGCGACTTCCGGGTCCTCGGTCGCATAAAGCTGGGAGGTTGCTTTCTGGCGTTCGGACGCGACCTGCGAGCGTAAATCGCCTGCCGCGCTGTCGGCTTGGTTGCGGACGCCAGCTTCGTTGATGGTGTTCTGCTTGGTCAGGTCCGCGTACAGATCGTTGGCGGCGCTCGACCGAAGATTGCCCGAACGCCCCAAGCCATAAATCGCCTGCTGCTTGGCCTTCGTGTACTGATCGTTGACCTGCGGCATGTAGTAGTCGAGCACGCTCTGCTTGTATTTGTTGTAGAACGCATCGTCGAAGCCGCCCGTGGTGCCCCCGTCCGGCGCTTGAATGTCGAACGCATCGCCCTGCTTGTGAACCTTGCCGTCCGGGCCGACGATTTCCCAAGCGTCGCTTGATCCGCTTCCCGTAGCGCCTGCCGCGCCCTTGGACAGGGGCAGCCCGGCGAACGCGCCATAGCTCTTGTCCGCGACGCCGTAGCTTGCGCCAGTGTTGCCTTTCGGCATGCCCGAGAGCGTGTCGAGGCCCGCACCATTTGACGCGCCTGAATTTCCCTTGGGGAGCCCCGAGAGCGCGTCCAAGCCGGACGCGATGCTGGACGTGGGATTGGCTGCTGCTCCACCCGAGACTTTGCGGATCGTGTACCCTTCGGGCAGGTCTGCCCGGTAAAGCTGCTGGCCGGACTGCGCGGACGTGCCTCCTGCGGCCTCGTACTGACGTTCCGCTTCGTTCGTCCTCGGGCTGAAATTATTCCAGTCGAAAGCCTTGGTCGTGTAAGTGGGCGAGCCCTCGAAGGCGCTCTTGATCCCGGCCAGTCCCTTCGTCAGACGGTCCTGCCGCGCCTTTTCCTTGGCCGCTTCTTCAGCCGCTTGTTGCTGTTGCTGTTGGACGACGGCGCTGTTGTCCGGCTTGTTCTTTCCTCCCACGTCAGAGGCTCCTTCCCATGATTACGCCAATGGGAGCAAACCCACCCTTGGCGAACAGATTGACGAGTGAGCCCTCGCGGACTTCAGCGGCGATAGGAGCGTGGAAAGCGATCGCGCCCTCGCCCTTGGCGGCGTCCACGCAAAGCGCGACGAGCACTCTCGCGACGGCGGTATGACGATGCTCCGGCTCGACATAGAGCATGTGCATCACGCCCACCGGCTCTTCACAGAACGTGTCGTCCAGTGCGTAGGACATGGACCCGATGATGACGTCTTCGTGGACGGCGACCAGATGCGGGCAGGAGTGATCGAACAGCACGCGCTCGATCCAGCGGGTCGCCTTGGGCACGCTGTAACGGATGCCTCTGGACGGGAAGCCGCTGTCGATGCAGGCTTTCTCGAACAGGAACGCGAGCGCGGGCGCGTCTTCGCGCTGGGCGAAGCGGTACTCGTAGCTGGCCAGCGCATCCTCGAAGAGGCGCTTACGCTGCGAGGGGGACGGGGGCTCTTCGTGCAAGGTCATCGGCGCTCAAGGAAAAGAGAAGCATTTCCTCTTTACGAGCGCCCACGCCCGCCAGTGCGCCCTTGAACTTGAAGCCCAAGAACTCCAACCAGCGATGCGAAATCAAATTCGCTGGATGAGAAACCGCCTGCGCTTCGGTGAAGCCAGACGCCAGTATTTCCGGGATCATAAACTTTTTTATGTAGCGCGTCGCGGGCTTCAAGCCGTGGACGGCTTCCTTGCAGCCGAAGCCCCAGACGTGGACGCGCTTCATGCCGTGGACTTCAGCCGCGCCAAACCCGAAGACAGGCCGACGATCGTGGATCACGACCTTTCGCCAGCGCGAATAAGCGCCAGCCCAAGCCAAGTCCTCGAACTTCGAGATGTCGCGCGTCACGCTCAGTTCGAGCTTGTCTTCGTCGCGCAGATTGCACGCGAGAAAGCGCAGGTCGTTGAAGTTGGCGTCGTCCACGAGGGGCATGATCGCAAGCTCTAGTTGATGGATCATGCTTCGTCATCCGCCATCTGGTAGTGGACGGCGGCGTTGGACAGCGTCGCCGGGCCAGAACCCGTGGTGTAGAAGCGCAGCGAGAAGTGACTGCTGTCGCCCGTGAACTCGTTGCGCGCGGTGCGCCACGTCGGCGCGCTGAAGGTTCCTAAAGTCTCTTCCACGTCCGGCTGGTTGTAGTCGAACGAGTTGGCGACCCGCCATGAGCCTTGGATCGTCATGTCCAAAGCCTCGAACACTTTGTTGTGCCCCGGCTTTTTCATGTCGTGATAGGGCAAGCGCACTTCGCCAACCGTCGCGTCGTAGATGTCGCCGGTCGAGCCGCCATAGGCATAGAGCGCGTTGCCGGAGCGGATGAAAATGTGCCCGCCGCAGTTGACTGCATAGTCGGCGGTGAAGGGAAGCGTGTAGCGGCTCCACGCCGTGATCTTTGGACCGGGGAAATACGAGAGCACGAAAATCTGGTCTTGGAATATCATCCAAAACCTTCCGACGATGGGCTCTAGGAGCGCGTGCGCCGCTGCGAAATAGCCGCTCCCCCGCTGCGTCCAGACGTTCTGGATTTCTTGGTCGATGGGCGAGCCGATGTCGCTCACCGCGCCAGAATTGGACGCATCGCGCGCCTTGATCGAGCGGATGCCGGTCTGGCTCAAATAGAGCACGTCGCCGGAGCCGTACTGAAGCGCGCCAGAGGGAGTGACGGTGCCCGCGCCGCGCAAAACTTGGGTGAGGTTGTTCTGAAGCGGGTCCGTGTCCATCGCCCAAATCTGATTGGCTTCAGTCGAGAAGATGGCGAGCTTGTCGTAGTAGATTTCGAGCGAAGTTAAATTTTCTCCGTCGCTGTCCTGCATCGCCAAGTCGATCAGTCCAGCGCCTTCTTGGGCGGGCGTCGCGGCGCTGTTGTTCGTCCAGTGGACGGCGTCCCCGATGCAACTGAAGAACAGGTTCTTGCCCAAGACGGCGTACATCTTGGTTCCGAACGTCCGGCAGTAGAGCCCTTTTCCCGTCCCTTCGGTGAGCACGCCGTTGTAGTAGTGCGGGACGTTGGCTGGATAAACGGCAGCCGGGTCGTAGCAGACGACGTAGACACCGCCGTCGAACGTGTCGAAGTCGGTTTGCGTCAAGCCCGCAGCGCCGTTCGGGAGCTTCTGGTAGACGAGCCCGACACCGGGCACGCCAGACCCCGGCGCGGTGACATTGGCGTTGCGCGTGAAAGCGTAGACGGAGCTTTCCGTGGACGCGAGCCCGAAGGTCCCGGTCAAGTCCGCGACCTGCACGAAGGCTTTGCGCTTGGCGATTTCGCCACCGGGCGTGATGATGCAGTTGTTCAGTCTTTGGAGCGTGCCAGCGGGACTGGTCAGCGCGCTTTTGCGTGTGTCCAGCCCGCCCGCAAAATCATCAATCAGCAGGTAAGGCATTAATTGCTCTGCGGAATGTAGTCGATATAGGGCGTCGCCCGGTTCCCCCGGTTGGACGGCGCGCCCGACGCGAGCGTCGAGATTTTGCGCTTGGCTGTGACGGAGTTGCCCATCAGCGCGAGCGTGTACTTCTGCGCTTTCTGCAATTTCATGGGCGCGTCTTCGGCCTTGGCTCTGGCCAGCAACTCTGCCGCGACGAACAGGCTTATGGCTGTCGCGTCGAGAGTGCTCACGTCCGCGTCCACCAGCAACGGGTCGCAGCGCCTCATGCCGATCATTCGGACGGTGTAGTTGCTGGTCGTGGGCGTCGGCCAGATACGATAGACGCTGTCGCTGGAGTTGTTTTCCGTGTCCCAAAACTGCGGCGGATCACCCGATTGTGAGTTGCCCGCGCCGGGAGCGATCATGTTCTCTTCGATGCCGTAATTGACTGGCGTCCAGCTATAAGACGAGCTTTGCGAAGCCCAGACTTCGCGAACCTGCTCGAAGCTCATATTGACTTGAAAGTCGTAGAGGAAAGACCCCGAACTCATCTGCCTGTCGGCGCGAATTTTGAGAGTGGGCCACTGGTAAGCCGTCCAGAGTTCGGTCTGCGTGCGCGCAATGAGAGCCTTGATCGTGTCGATGGTGTTTTGCCCTTGCGACACGGCCATCGAGTGACCGGCTTCCGCCCGCACCATCGAAACAATACTCGCGAGGGAAGCCGTGTTTTGCATCAGATGCGAGCCTCTTTGCCTTTGCCCTTTGTGTCCACCTTCGAGAAGTCGATGGCGACCGGCTCCGGCTCGATCTGCTCTTCGAGTTGGGTGAGCGGGTTCTTCCAGATTTTGCCGTGCGAGATTTCGGCTTCAGGCGCGTCGGTCTGGATGTTCGCGCCGCGCCCCGGAAAACAAGCTTCCACGTACTCGCGTCCATATTTCAGGACGAGGCGGGCGCGCTCGTCGCGCCAAGTCTGGTTGATGTGGACGAAGGGCTTCACTTCGAGGACGGCGTCGTCGCCGTGGATCGTTCGGACAAGCTCGACTTCAGGCCACGAGAGCGGGTTAAATTCGTCGCGGTAGACGGTCTGGTCCTTGTCGCCAGCCACCAAAACTATTGCTGTGCAGAAGTGCATTTTTCGTTTCCTCTCCGGTCGCAGGGAAGAGGGGAAGGGAACCCTGCGGAGTGGCCCTCCCCCTCCCAACGTCCAAGACGGTCGGAGGCCGCGCGTGGACGATCTTTGGCAGCTACTTGATGTCG